TCTTAATCCACCCAGAGTTGATCACTCTGAGTCCCCCGGGACTCCTCGATTGTCGATCAAAGAACCACCTTCATTTTCGGATGATGGTGCTTAGCTCAACAACCTAAGGAGATTTTCTTATGGTTCTTAAAAAGAAGAAACCAAAAGATACACAAGCTCGAGGGCTTGTGAGTTTCGTTAGAAAGTTGGGTGAAGAGGAAATTAAAACATTCCTCTCGGTACTTGGAGCCCTAATGGCCCAAGTCCCGGCACCGAGAGATGCTCGTAAGAGCTACCTCAAGGAAGTGGAGTTACGGCTACGCAATAATGGCGCAGACTTCTTATCCAAATCCAGGGTGTTACCCACTTTTGGATTAAAGTTGTTAGGCAACGATAGGGATGGTTTCCCTATACCGGGCTTCAAACAACAGAAAGGTAAGATTTATCCGTCATTATTCGCGTGGTATTGGGGAGAACTCGATCGCTTATCGTATGTACAACAACCTACGAATAGCGAAGTGCTTCATGCACGTCGTATTCTCTGTGTATTATCATTTGCGAAAATGATAAAATTGAATAGCGTAAACCAAATAAAGAAAGCTCTAAGCGACTTCGAAAGAAGAGTCAGCCCCGATGGGGCCTCGCTTGATCGATCTTTAATGCTAGATAATTATAATAATAATCTCGAGCAATCGGTTACAACCAAGGTTAGCAAGTTGAAGATTATGTCTCCAGCTATGCGAGCTTTGATGGAGCTCGCCGGATATCCCGTCGAGCCTGAAAAGACTGATGAGACTCCTTTGAGCCGGTTTTACTCAGAGGAAGCTCCGAGTTTAGCAGAGATGCTAAATGTCAAAGTTAACCTGGCTACGCTACCTAAGTACCTTGATCTAGATTCCTTGTCTACGAAGCCTTGTGCTTTAAAACAAGAGCCGCGTTTCCCGGAATGGTTTGACCATGGTGGACTCGCCGATTTTGGATACAAGAAGCCTCCCTACGGGAAGGTTCATGTACTTACCGAAAGTGCAGGTAAGTTACGACTTATCTGTCCGTATAACACACCTTTCGTACACTCGATTGGCTTGTACCGTCGTTGTAGAGCTATATTACGCTCTGTACGCGGTGACTATTCCGAGAACCAAGCGGCTGGACACCGCTTTGTTCAAAGGGAGATCGCCAAGGGCGAAGAAATGTGTGTATCCGGTGATTTATCGAACTTCTCCGACGATATTTTGCCAGAGTTAGCCACTTTCGGACTACGACAATTAGGCCTTGATGGGTTTGATAAGTATTTATTTAACCTACCAGTTAGTTTACCTAATGGTAAGTTTATTATACCTAATAAACTCCTAATGGGCCTTAAAGGATGTTTCGAACTTTCGTCCGTCTGTCATCATTACGTGACAAGATTGGCTGGTATATCTCGGTATGCCATAGTAGGCGACGATATCTTCTTCCAAGGAGATTTGGAAACCTATGAAAAAGGTTTAGAAATATCCGGTTGGAAACTCAACCGTGCCAAGACGATCTACTCGAGATCGGTAGCCGTTTTTTGCGGCGAAATGTACTGGTTTGGACACCGGGTTTCACCCCGAGTTCCAAAGATCTCCAGCTGTTTCCGTAATGGGAAACTACTGAAGGCCGCAGTACTATTTTCGGTAACGAGGGACGCTGTAGCGAACCTGAATGATATTTTCAACCGTCGTGGTGTAGTAACAGTAATGTTACCAATTATCCGTCTCTTACGTAAGAGATGGAAATCCTTAATAGTTCTAGAAGCTCCTAAAAAGCTTAGGGGCCTCGGTTTTAAGATCTCTAGACCAGGATACGGATTGCTCCGTTTACTGAGTCGCCGGGACATACTACGTATGGCCAAGCTGTCTATAGGAATTAAAAGAGAACCAATAGAGGTATCACGCTGGTTTGGATTACCTATCCAGATCGGGCCAAGCAAGTGCAGAAATGTACTTCCGTATACTCCCGTACTGTGCTATGGCGCAGTACAACTTAAGGTCCCAATTAGCCGCTCAGCGGTTAAGAAAGATGTTAGTTCACTCCAACTTTCTGATGTGTTGGAATGGTACTACAATAACCAACGTCTTGATCCTAACCAGTTCAAGCTCGGTAAGCGTAAAGCCGTTCCGCCATCTTCAGTTTAG